GCCTTACCTTCACTACCAGGGATCATTACATCATGTGTTTCTTGCCACCAAATCCAACCTTTCTTAGTTGATTTGATACAAGTATAAACATCACAGTCTTTAGACTTATTGGATGTTGAATCATCCATAGGTTCATTAGGCTGTTTGATATCCATACCAGGGGGAAGATGCTCTCTAGCTATCTTCTCTTTTGTAACTATCTCTGTTACATCACCGTTGCCATCTCTTTCTACCACGTATCGGTTAATAGGGTACATTTTAATACCCTCTTTGCCCATGTATATTAAAGCATTACCTGTTACTACGAGGTGTTTAATTGCAGAAAAGATTTGAACACGATCAGTGGAAGCTGCAATGCTTTCCATTATCATACGTTCAATCTTTGCAAAACTTAAATCCAATTCACTCTTAGCTTCTGCAGGTATCTCAACTCCTAACTTAGAGTCGTCTAACTGTAGCTTAAAGAATGAGGTTGAGGGTGGTAGTAAACCTAGCATTAATTTAGATGCTAATGTTACTACACCCTTTGCACCAACTGATTGCCACGGTGTTTTAAACTGGGCATAATTAGGAGGTGATTCATTCCTCATTATGAGTGTAGGTATTGTCAGCTCTGCACATTCATATGCAACATTAAGAAATTGCTCACGGTCAGTGGATAGTTCATTGTATCTTTGCCGTGCTTTTTTCATTATTTAGTTTTCTTAGGAGCTGGAGCTGTACCTGCAGCTGGAGCTGTACCAACATTCACACCTTGAGGTGTGTTAATACCTTGTAGTCCACCTGTTGCTGGCTTCTTAGTTTGTAGCTGTGTTGTACCTGCTGATCTCTTCTTCTTCTGTACTTTCTTAGAAGTGATCTTAGCCTTACGCTTCGTCTCATCCTCAGTCATAGGTGCTGGGGTAGGAGTAGCAGGAGCCTCAACAGGAGCTGTAACAGGAGCCTGTGGTGGGGGTGGTGGGGTAGGAGCTGTGGGGGTTGGTGGAGCTGGTGGCGTTGGTGCTCTAAAGAGATTACCAATCGCACTGATTACATCGCCGACGCACATAATTAATTATCAGATAAGTTTTGTTTTAATAGTCTTATTATAGAAATCTGACCAGCTCTATAAGCGATCTCCTTTTCAGGAAGATTATGGTCAGGGAATTCGTCGGGAAACTGTTGGTCAAGGTCTTCAAGTAAGCGATGAAGGTCGCCCCAATTAAGCGTAGTTTGGGAGGTTTGGATTTGCATGTTCAAAAAAAGCAGGCATTCTAGCTCGCTTAGTCTCAGAAAGCTCGGGTGCTTTGCCTTCATACATTAAGCGATCACTAGAATCGGTCCAAAATTTTCTATCTAAATATTTGTCCTGAGTATTTCTACCTAGAGGCTGGAAGATCCAATTAATTGTGGCCTTCCTAAGTTTATCCAAAGAAGCAGAAGGGCGTAGACCCAGCTCTGTACATACAAGGCTATTACTGCCGACATGGATCTGTTCGTCTCTTGAGATATCTGCCGAAACTGTGCGTAAAGCAGCATCGCCATTAAACCTAAACATAGGGAGAAGAACAAAGAAGATTGCTCTTTCAGCCACGAGAGCTTTGGTAATAGTGTGGTCAGGGTGTGCCATCCATGCATCTCTTAACCTCAGTGCTTCTAATTCAGATTGTTCATCAGCACCATGAGCATCTACTATATATTGTAGTGCTATATCATGACGCTCTTCGTCTTTTACGTTGTCCTCTAATAACCTTCTAGCGTTATCGGGAACATTTTTTTCAAGCCCTTCTTTAATGAAGTTACCCACAGGTAGCTCCATATGACGTATTGCGAGGGCACGTCTGATGGTCTCTTCGGCTCCATCCTTAAGCTTACCAGCCGTTGGCTTGACTGGAGACCATTTTCTCTTACGTGAGAGTAGTTTATCATAGGGATTATTCATTCTTGACAATCACAGGTAGGGGGTTCATTTAGAATCCCTTCCAAGTAATCATTGACATCATCTTCATCTAGTGCAGCATATACATTAGACTTATCTTGTACGTCCGACATCACTTGCAGGGAGTAGTACAAGGAAGTTTGCGGTGAACGCAACCACTCTTCAACGAATTTTTCATCGTAGGTTACAACATCACTCCATGAGTTAAAGCTGTAGCCGTGAAGAAGTCCTGTATTGTTGAGCATTATCATTATGCCGTCTGCTACACGCTTGTATGCGTCCCAGCCAACTTCTGAGGCGATCTCAACATCGCCATAATCATAACTCTGTACACCAAAGGTGCCAGAATCTCTATCAATTGTTTTGGAAATAGGAGGTGCTATTTCAGGGGTGCATGTGTAGCCGTCAAGATCTTTACTCTTGTAAGATACTGATGCGGTAGGAGCTATAGCAAAAGCTCTTACCATCTCATGATCTTCTGCAATATTTTGAGCAACTTTAATACCATGTTGTAAGGCACTAGCTATCTCTCCAGCAGGTCCAAGAGTAAACCCACCATTATTAATTTCATCAAGAGCAGATCCAAACTGCTCATACGTTACATTGTATCTTCTTAAAAGGTTTGCTAATCCAAGCAATCCAAGTCCGACTTGCTTATCCGTTTCGGGTGGGAGATATTCTCCTGTTGCCCCGACACCTGTTCGGCTATGGAGTTCGCACAAGCTGGACATACCCTCACTGAAAGCTCTCGGAATAGTGTCGATACTACAGGCACCGAGATTGACATGCTGTAAGAGGCATGTTCCACGTGTGGGCAAATAAACCTCCAAGCATACATTGCCGTAGATCCGTTCGAGTTTGTCATTGTACTTATATTTATTAAGCCAGATATCACCTGATCGGATTCCGTAGATGATGGCTTGTTTGGTTGTGTCATCGGCTAATTCCCATTGGGCTTCGTTCAAATCTACACATCTTTTTACCCACGGTAAGTCAGCTCTCGGAGTAGTGATGAATTCAATAATGTCAGGATGAACAATGTCCAAATGCAAAACGCAAGCCCCATTCTTATAGATTCCACCACGTCTGAGTGTTTCATTTAGTGTTGAGTAAATTTTCCCGAATGATACTGGTCCAGAAGCTGTAAGACCTTTTCCATTTTCGTGTCCTTTGGGTCGGAGCTTAGATAAGTGGACAGCAACTCCCGCACCAAAACGTAACGCATGGGAGACATATCTCCACGATGCTTCAATGCCATTGTCACCCTCCATAGAGTCTTCAACAACAAACACGGTGCATGATACTGGCAATCTTCCTTCAGGATCTTTCATCCAGTTCTCAACTCGGCCAGTTCGAGCGATCAATTCTGTTGTCATTAAACTAAATCAAATAAGTTTGGTAAAAAATAACTTGGACCCTTCATTATTTTACCATCTTCACGGTATATAGGGTTTCCATCCTCTCCTAACTTGCTCATATTACTTGCATGTACACGGCGGTACGCTTCATCTAAGTCCCATTCAAATGTAGCAGCTAGTTGGTGGCATACATAAACTAAGTCAGCGACTTCCTTTAAGAGATGCGCTCTGTGATCTCTATCTACAGCCGAGGGACTAAGCCATAGTTTTTCCATGACTTTCTCTGCAGCTTCTTTCACTTCATAAAACTCTTCAGCGATCAAACTCAAACTGAGTCTCAGCGCAGAGTTCGTTATAGAGTTCTTCAGTGAGTATGCTTGGCGAAATTCCCTTGCGTTGGTTGAGTAAAAACTCTTTTTCATTGGTTAGGTAGTGGATAGCTTTGTCAAGGTCAGCAATAGTATCATCTTTGTGTCCTGCCCTGCAGATATACTTAATGGCATTACCAAGATGATAATTTAATTCTTGATCTCGTATGAAATCCCATACCTCTATAGAACCCCGTTTATAATACTGGGGTCCATAAGATTGGTTTGGCATGGTCATAGTCATAGTCGGTGTGTTGTAATATTCTAGCTAAACGTGCATTCAGTAGAGCGTCGTCGTCCGATAACCCTCTTTCTTTATAAGCATTACAAATAGCTTGCCATTTGTTTGTGCTATTGAGCAACTGTGACGCACGTTTAACACCAATTCCAGGGCAGCCAGGATATCCATCTGTGGGATCACCTGCTAGAGATTGAATTAGATGCCAGTTATCACCATCTTCTTTGGTGATCTCTTCTACATCATCAACTAGGTTCCATAGGTTCCCAGGTATCTGACGCATATCTTTATCAGGACTTACAATGATGTTATCCCTATCTAAATAAGCAGGGTTAGTTGCATCAATGCCAATGGTGTCATCTGCTTCCAAACCTTCACGGATAGAATGATTGTAATTTTCACAACAATAGTTGACCAATCTTCTATATCCTAGAGGCTTACGGCGATTTCGATGACCCTTATAACCTGGAAAAATTTCTTTCCTAAAATTTGAGGTACTAGAGAAGTAGAGAATAAACTCATCTTCCATCATAGCCTTTGTTATCTTCTTTAGCTCACGTTCAAATAGTTTAAGGACTTCACTAAAGTTAGACTGTGAAACAATCACGTCATTACCAAAGTCAATACCCTCTTCACATACTTGAGCCGCTTTATAGGCTAAGAAGTCGCAATCAATTAATAACATTTAGTGTACTTCTGCCCAGTTGTTTCCGATTTGAGCATCGGCTTCAATAGGCAGTCTGAGTTTATAATACTCACCAGTTTGAGTAGCTGCTAGCTTACAAGCAAAAGCAACATCGTCAGCTGATGATGGTGGTGCACCAAGTACTTGCTCGTCATGAACAAAAGCATAACGCTCATGTTTAATATCAGTAAGTAATTGGTCGGTGATTAATACCCACCTCTTTGCAATACAGCCAGCAGAGGACTGAAGCAAAAAGTTTAAAGATTTATGACCTGAATCAACGCTGATACTACGTCCATCAATAGCACGTATGCTACCGCTTTCTGCAACTCGTTTAGTAGCTTTAACCAGATCTTCAAGACCAGGTATAGCTTCCATGTAAGCTTTTCGGATTTCAGCTCCTTTCTTTTTAGCCTTTTCAGGTGGTAAAAGATGGTCATAGGATATACCAAGTTTCTGGTTGCCTGCCCCATAAAGAAAGGCATAAGTGACCGTTTTTACTTGTCTCCTGGAAATCCCAATTTTATCAGCATTAACTTGGTGTATGTCTCCATTGAGTAAAATATCTGCATATCTTCCCCCATCGTAACGGGCTAAGTAATGTGCAAACATTCTTAATTCAATTCCAGCAAGGTCACTATCTACTAGCTTCCATTTTGGTTTTGTAATAAATAACTCTCGACAATCCTTATCAGCACTAACTTGTGCCAAATTCGGATGAGAATGAGCCATTCTATGTGTGGCAGCTCCTATAAAACAGGAGTGGTGAAGTCTGCCATTCTTGACTAACTTCAGCCATGCGTTCTGTCCTTGTGACAGCATCCCGAGTTTCTTCTGTGTAACCAGAATCTCAAGGAATATTAACGCTTCTTTTGATCCAATCTCTTTTAAAACAGTCTCATCAATAACTGCTTTACCAGTAGCAGTAAACTTTTGCGGTTCCCAACCTTGAAAGGTTTTAAACCACCAAGCTATATGCTCTCGACTACTAGGATTAAAATCCTTTAGGCGTTGCATTTCGCAGCCTTTTACATAGCCTTGTGTTTTATTATCCCTGCGAGGGGTAAATTTATTGCCAGGTACATAACTACAAATACTCTCAGCGGCCTCTCTAAGGCTCTCTAAGCGGTTTAATAGTGTGTTCTCTAGCTCTTGTGCTTTTCGCACATTAAAGGGCCATCCTATGGTCTTTTGAGTTGCCATTAATTCGGCAATCTCATGCTCTAAGATGACGGGTTCAGGAATTTGTGGAAATGCTTCCATAGTTTAGCTAGAATAGCAACGTCTTGTATGCAGTAATCCTGCATGTCTTGTGACCAGTTTTTCCAATCGGTGGTCTCTCCGAATTCATCCTTAAAACACTTGAGTCTATATCCATAAGCTTTGAGACTATGTGACCCATATAAACGAGCTGGCATATAAGGCCATTTACGTCTTAGATCAATATCTAATAAGTTAGGATAATAAAAACGACTGAGTATCAATGTGTCCCAATGGTTAGCTTTACCTTTAAAATAAGGGTAATGTTTCTTAATTTGTGGTACATCATAAGCTATACCATTATGAGAAACTATATTATTTGCTACCTCTAACGTACTAATACCAGTGGTAATAGAATAATTAGAAGCCATTGGTAGGGTTTTAGGATCATCAGCGTACTTTTCATCATTGTAGGCATTGACTTGTCCAGTGTCCAAATCTTGGATAACCATACAGTGAATCCTTGTGGAATCAATTCCATCTGTTTCTGTATCAAATGCTAGGTTGATCTGTTCTTTGGTGTCCATTTGTAGGTTTTATCAACAAACTTAGC